TGATGGTAAATTCATTGGTTGTACTGATACAAAGTCCTGTGCTACGATTTGAGCAAAGACTTTACGTACTAATGGTAGAGCAACACCTGCCCACTGCTCGCCGTCACCAGCAGAAAAAGATCCTCCTGATGTACCAACTGTGTTAGCTTCAGCAACGATTTGTTTAGCTTGGTTTTCAAGAATCATAGCCATGTTATTTACATGTCTTTCGTCTTGGATACCTTCTAACAAACCAGAAGCTTGCCACTTGTCAGCTAGTCTAGCAGCGTCAGCTTGTAGGCTTTTGTAAGTGTTTGAACTCTCTAATAGGTTTTTAATTTCCATGAGTTTTTAATTATTTAATTATTCCAGCTAATTTTTGCATTCTTAAAACAGCATCGGATACTTCTGAAATTACTTCTGGTTTACTTGCAGTAGTACCAGTAGCTTTAGAAGCCATTCCTTTGTGTTCTTTAATTGTAGTCTCTTTTTTAGTAACTATATTTTCACTAACAGTTTCAAATACTAATTTTACTTCTTTGACTGTTTCTGCTTTATCAAAAGCAGCGATAACGTTTACTTTTTGAGACTCTGTAAGGTTATTGGCCTTAAAGATCTTGTTAACATAAAGAAGTTTACTATTTAAAATATTTACTTCGTTAAGATCCTTCTTAAGAGTTTCGATAGTTTTAACTGATTCTTTTAGGTCTTCTTCCAACTTAGCAACTCTGTTGACGTTGTAATCTTTACCATCTGATTCAGCATTGACTTGAGTAGAAGTATCTTCTTCCATAGCTTCTTTATCTTTGCCATGTTTAGCTTCCATCTTATCATCTTTATCGTGTTTAGCCTCTTCCATTTCCTTTTCTTTATCACCTTCGGAAACAGCTTCTAGTTCTTGAAGTAATTCATCTAAATCGATTTCTTCTTCATCTTCGGCTGGTGCATCAGGAACTT